CTCCAGCTTCCCGAACACCCAGGAATACGCCGATCAGGTGATGAAGCGGATGCGCAACATGCCTGAGGGCACGCCGCTGCCGCAGGGTGGTGGTGGGAAAGAGCAAAGCCAAGAACGGTTCATCTTCGACTCCCAGCCGATCGAGGTGATCCACAAGAACGAGCGTGGCGAGCAAGTCCGCGCACCGGCGCAGCTCGCCACACGGATCCGCCCGGCCACGCCGTTTGGCGCAGATAGAGCGATCGCATAATGCCAAGAATCATCGACGCAACACCGCGCATGACGGTGCACCTTTACAAGACCATCAGCCGTACCACGGTGGATGGTCAGCAGGCCGTGTCGTCCAGGTACGCGGGCAAGGACGCCTTCATTGACTTGACCGAAATGCTCGGTGAGGGATCTTCCGTGCGGACGTCTAAATCGGTGCGGGAGCCCGCTGGGGCATTCAGCATCACCTTTGCTGATAAGCCCCTTGCCACTGGCGTCGACGGCACCGTGCTGCAGTTTGGCGCGACCCTGGAGTCGATCTACGGACTGGTGGAGCCAATGGACTGCGTCGAGATCCGCATGTGGGGCGGCGTTGGTGGCGCGCCTGCAACTCTCCCGATCAAGATGCGCGGCTTCGTTACCGACGTCAGTCGGTCACAGGCGATGGGGGACGACGGCAAGCCAATCCGCCAGGTGGTGGTCACTGGGCACGACTACGGCAAGATCTGGCAGACGCTGCAGATCGTGCACTTCGCCGCGTACAGCGAAAGCAAGGCGCTGCTGACGACCTACACCTTGAACGAGCTGTTCGGGTTCGGCGTCGTCAACTCGATGAGCGCAGCCGACTTCATCAAGCGCGCGATTGAGAAAATCATCAATCCGCAGATCAAGGGGTTCATGCCTGAGCATTCGGAGATGCCGACCGAGCTGCTGACTGACACCATCTCTGTCAAACACGGAATGGTCAACCTGAGCTATCAGGGTGATCAGCAGTCGATCTATGACATGCTGAAATTCCACGGCGACGTTGGCGTCTGGAATGAGCTGTACACCGAGGATCGTGAGGATGGCGTGCATGTGGTCTACCGGTCTATCCCGGCGCTGTCGCTGAGCCCGAAGGATGGCACTCGCAAGATCATGGAAGATGCCCCGGACCCGGTCTACGTGCTGATCGCCGATCACCAGATCTCCAACATCAACGTATCCCGGACTGACACTACCGTCGCTAACTTCTTCTGGGTGAATAACAGCCGGTTCGACCTGATCGACGACATGCAACGCAAGCTGTCGTCGATCCCTTCGAACGATGGCAAGGTTTCGGTCAAGGATTACCCAAACTCGGCGACCAAATATTACGGCACGCGAGTGATGACAGCGGAGACCCAGCAGGGGGATGATGGCGTGACCAACATGCTCAGTGGTCTGCCGAAGGAGCAGCAGGCAGAGCGATCGACAAAGCAAGAGGCATGGATCGACAAGCGCCGTCGGCAAATGCTGGAAATGAACAAGGACAACGTCGTCTTCGAACGCGGCACCGCCAGGATCAAAGGCGGGCCGATGCATGCCGATGGCCTTGAGTGCATGAAGGCCGGCGATTACGCCCAGTTTTTGATGGGGAACATGACCTCAGAGGCATATGTAGTGCAAATGGACGACGAATTCATCCCTTATCAGGGGTACACCACCACACTGACCTTCGAGCGCTGCACGGGCTTTGTCGAGCGTACCGGCGCTGAGTCCGGAACGCGTGCGCCGTGGTTGGCTGAGCAGGCTGGGTTCAGCTTCATCGGTGCATTCCAGTGAGCCTGCGCAGAGGCATTGTCGTCGAGGTCCACCCCGATGACCACTCGGTCGATCTTGTCATGGCAGACAACGGCCAGCGCCTTATTGGCGTGCAGGTGCAGACTTCTAATGGCAGCACAAGATCGGGCAGCGTCGACCTGCCTGATGTCCCGAAGAAGGCGAACAAATGGGACGTCTCTAAGGAGACGGGTCAGGACCAGATCGCTCTGGTCAGCATGATCGGCCGCAATCCGGTTGTCACCGGCTTCCTGTTCCCTCAGATCAACCAGATGCTATCCAAGGATCCGAAGCTGAAAAGCTTCCGGCACCAATCGGACGTCGGCTACACGATCGATGGCGAGGGCAACTTCCAGTACACGCACCCTGGCGGCGCCTATATCCGGATCGGCGAAACGCCGGACCTGGTGGACAATGCCGGCAAGAATGCCGACGGCAACTCCAAGGTCGATCGAAACACAGGCCGCAAGGTAAACGTGCGCGTGGGATTGGCTGGGAACGTCGTGGTGCTGACCATGACGCCCGAGGGCGTGGTGACGATGACCATGGAGAAGGATTTCAACCTGGAAGCCAAGGGCGGCATCAACATGAAGGCCGAGGGTGCGATCAACATGATCGCCAAGGGCGCCATCACCATGAAGTCGGATGCTGGCATCGTGCTCGATGCGCCGACTGCCACCAACCCGAACGGCGACATCATCGCCAAGACCGTCAGCCTTCTGGAGCACCCGCACGACGGCATCAAGCGCGGCGACGAGACCTCGAACAAGCCCGTCCAGTAATCCCAGGTGGCGCTGTCGTGATGCGACACTGTCGGCATGCTAACGACTGCGCCACCAACTGACCAGCGCGCCGGTGTCCGGCCAATTTCGTTCCTGCTTAGCACTGCGGGAGTTCTTGGCACGCCGGTCACTTTGAAGATCAGGCCTACCGATCTGACAAGGAATGAGCCTTCCCGCGTCGCCGTGCACCAGACCCTTGGGCGAAGCGTTCAGGGATGGGCCGACAACTTCGGCGAAGGTCTTCCGTCGGTTGTCATCGCCGGCCACACGGGCTGGCGGGCAGGTGGTGCTTCTGGCCTCGATGGCGCCCAGGCATTCGACCAGCTCAACCAGCTTATCGTCCACGACTACCACGCTGCCAAGCAGCTAGCGATCGACACAGGGCTTGACCCGTCCATGGTCAAGCTTCTGTTTATCGATATGCTGGATGACTTTTGCTGGAGCGTTGCGCCTGGCCCGTTCCAGTTGCGTCGAAGCAAATCCCAGCCGCTCCTGTACCAGTACAACATCAGCCTGCAGGCCGTTTCGACCTTCGTCGATAATCCGCTCATGGTTGTACCGTTCCAGGGCAATATCCCGGCAGGCCTTGGCGCCCTGGGTACCGTGATCAGCAAGCTTGCCAGCATCGCAGCCACGATCAAAGGTTGGGTCAGCTCTGCCGTGTCCTTCGTGGACAAAGCCCTGGCGCCCATTGCCGCGATCATCAAGACGTTTGTCGATGTGTCGACCGCGATCATGAGTATCGTGGTCGACACCGTCGGGGCGATCAAGAACGGCATCAGCCGCGTGGCGAACAACCTGATCGGCCTGGCCAGCGGCATCGCCCAGGTTGGCATCAACATCTTCCGGACCATTTCTTCCATTGCTTCGCTGCCTGGCTACCTTAAATCGGCCATCTCCAGTGTCGGTAGCGCGTTCAATGAGGCGTTCTGCATCCTCAAGAACTCCCTGCGGCCTCGAAAAGTCTACGACGACTACGACGGCCTGTACGGCGCCAGTAACTGCTCGTCTACCACGGGTGGTCGGAGCGCAAGCAGCTATTTGAATACGAGCGCCCTGAACATGATGCAGGTCGACGCCTCACCGGTAACTTTGAGCAGTTCAGCGCTCGGCAGCATCTCGGCGCTGAATCGAAGCGATCCGGTCCTGGCGCCGATTCCACTGGCTGACCTTTCCCGGCACGTCGACAACATCAATAACGGCGTTGTCATCAGCACGGCATCGACAGCGGTCTATACCCCATGAGCGAGTTCGAGCGCGAGCTTAAATCGTTCCGGCTAGAGCGCACCCACTTCGGCGACACGCTCCAGATCGTTGCCGGCCGCGAGCTTGGCGACGCCAACCGCTGGCCCGAGCTTGTCTGGATCAATGACCTGATCCCGCCATACCTTACCGACGATGCGGCCCAGGCCAGCGATCAAGTCCTGCTGACTGGCGCCGCCATCAGGATCCCGTCCACCACGACAGCGGTGGTAACCGATACCGACTTTGACCAAGTATTCGGCCGCGATTGCGGGCTATACGCAAAGCAGCTCGCTGCAAATGAGTCAGGCGACTTCGCTCTCACCAGCGGCGTTGATAACCTTTCCCAGCAGCTTCGCCACGGCATCAACACGCCCAGGGGGCAGCAGACGCGGCATCCGCAGTATGGATGCCTGGTGTGGTCGCTGTTCGGCAAGGTCAATGGGCCTACCGCTGCAAGGCTCGGTGCCGAGTATGTGAAAGCGACTGTCTCCGCTGACTACCGCATCTCAAAAATCTTGAGCGTGGTGGCTGACGTCAGTGGCGACTCCGTTGCGGTTACCGCTCGCGCGGAGGCGATTGCCGGCGGTGTGATCGACCTTACCAACCAGTCGCCGGACATGCTCCCGGATCCTCCGTCTAAAGACGAGGAACTAATGATGTACATCGACCTCTTGCATCAGTTCGTACACGTCACACTCCCCGCCAGGATAAAAGGATGACATTGCATGAAGTTGTAAACGTATCACTCCCGCGAGCGATCGCTGGCCGCCAGTTTTTCGTACCAAGGCCGGACGCGCTGATGGATAGCGTCTCAGGCCTGCACGAATTCTTACAAAGCTCGCTGCACTTCAAACTCGCCAACAGCGACAGCTTGATCGCGAGCGCCGATGCGGCCCATCGCTTTATCCACATCCGACTCCCCGAACACCTGAACTAAAAGAGGCTGACATGGCTACGAACGAAGAACGAATTAACGCAGCGATTGTTCAGCTGGAAGGCGACTCCGAGATCCTGCATGACTTCATGCATAATCCGAACCCTGAAACGGTAACTACCGAATCCGGCGTGATCCCGACGATCGCTAAGCTGGTGGTCGATTTGAGCGCCCAGGTCGTTGGAGTGACGACGGAAGCAGTTACCGCTGCCAGCTCAGCTGCTGCGAGCGCTTCGACATCGGCATCGAAGGCAACGCTTGCGGACGGCCGGGCAGCGGCAGCCGAAGCGTCCGCTTCCAATGCCGAAAGCGCGGCCTCGTCGTCTGTTAGCCAAGTTGCCGCTGCGGTGGCTGCGTCGCAGTCCTCTGCTGGATCTGCGTCTTCTGCACTTACTGCATCACAGGCATCAGCTGCTAGCGCTACTGCTGCATCCAACAGCGCGAGCGCAGCTGTAGCTACGATTGCGCCTATCAAAGTAAAATCGGACTCGATCATTACCCCAGCGACAAGCCTGCCGACCAAGCGCGACGATGGGTCTGATCTACATCAGCTTGATACTTTTCGTAAATTGCCGGAAGGCAAGAACTTCGTCTATATCAGTGGAGCCTGGGTCGCCGATAGTTCCGACACGTCGCTGATTGAATCCCGACTTGGCGCCGTAGAAACGCAGGTCTCGCAAAAGCTTTCAGTGCTGGCGAACTATGCCACGCTGCGGGCTTATACTGGATCTGCCACGAACGTAGTTCTGGTCGCGCGGGCCACGCCGCTTGATTTCGCCGGCGGGGACTGGGTTCGAGACGACGCTGACACCACCAGCGTCGACAATGACATTGTGACTTTGCGAGATGGACTGAACCGTTGCTGGCGCCGGAAATACACCGGCAATATCAATCTAAAGTGGGCCGGCGCAAAGCTCGACAAGGTTACAGACGACTCGGCAGCATTTCAGAAAGTTGTAAACTATTGCGCGACGTTCACTCACTGGCCATCCGTTGAGATTACTGGGCCGTGCCTCATCGCGAATTCCGTCATGGTCGACCGCCTGGTAGACACCACCCACTCTGATTGGCTTATCTTTGCCTCAGGGCCTGGTGCCGGCCTTTATGCGAGCGGCAATGTCACTATTTTCGACTCGACGATTCCAGTAACTATTGATCCTCGCTCCGAAGGGATCAAGTTCATCAACGTCCATTTCGAAAGTTCGAGCATCTTCAACGAAGCATACATCCTCAGCGGAAAATTCCTTCGAGTTTCCCACATCAACTGCAGCTACAGATTGATCCGCTATTGTGCGACCACTCTATATATGCAGACCCACTATTTCACCAAGCACAACATCCGCAATGTCCCGAGTTCATTCATTGCATGCGCAGGGCTGTATGACGTCGATATTTCGCACGGGATCATTGAAAACAACTTCACATTGATCCGCTGCATTGATACCGCGCGCGGCGTGAATGGCCTTCGCATGATCAGCAACGTCAACGAGGGCGGCCAGGCAGCGACAATTATCGCGACGGGCATGAATGCATTCTTGTACATCGGGAACCACGTCGAATCCAACGTCGCCGAGGATCTGAGTTTGTGGGCGGGGTCGCTCAGAAACAGCTCGATGTCCATCGACACAAACTACGTTTACAATCCGCTCGGTGCGATGATCTACCACGGGCCGGCCGATCAGGTTTCGTCGAAAGGCAATTCCGTGTCAGGTCTTCTCCATGAAAATATGGTGCAGGTAACAAGCTGGACCAGCATCGGTGACAAGTGCGGTACACTGTCCGACAAGCCGGCATCCTCTTCGTTTGGCGGCATCAAGACAAACGGCCAGCTAACCCTGTCTGACCCGGTTGGTGCAGCACAGGCTGGCAATATGTTCCAAGGCATTGGAGCACCTGGTGGCGCTGCCGGGAAGGCGGGCGACTACTACTTCAGGACCGACACACCGACTGTGGCCAACCAGCGGATCTACACGAAGCTGGCCACAGTCGGCTGGCAGGCACTTCTCTAACCCTTTAATGTAAGGATATACACGATGAAAGTTGAACGTTTTAGCGTAGATACGACAGAAGCAAAGCTCGTCAAATCTCCATTTGGTGAGGCTGTGCTGTTTGAAGATCACAACGAGGTCTTGATCAGCCTGCTCGGGAGTATTCAGCAACGCGACAGCAAGATTGAAGAGCTTCAGTCTGGCCGGGGGTCAATCGTTTTCTATGCGGATTTGGTGAGCGGCGAGGCTTACCCATCCAGTCTGGGCAAGCGGGATGAAAGCCATGTCGATCTCTACCTCGATCCTCAGGGCCGGACGTTCGTGTTTCCGGTAGATCCGAACAATCTGGCTACCAGCAAAACCCGGCAAATCTCGGTGTTGACCGAAAAAGTGGCCGATCTGGAGTCGCAGCTTGAAGTGTCGGCTGCGGCAGAGGGTTGATCAGCTTCCTCTGAACATCCGGTCGTGACTTCATAATACCCGCACCAACAGGTGCGGGTTTTTTTATGGCTTTCCAGATCAAGGACTTCGTGTCCATCGCCGCAAGCATGATCAACCACATGCGCGGAACACAGACAAAGGTAACGGATTTCCAGCCGGGATCGGTGGCCCGCACGCTCGTGGAAGGCCCAGCCGTGGAGATGGAGGAACTGTACCTCCAGATGTTCATTGGCCTTCGTGAAGCGATCCCGATCGCCACGTTTCAAAGCTTCGGATTCGACAAGCTGCCGGCAAGCTATGCCAGTGGATATGTGAGTCTTTCGAAGATCTCGCTTCCGACGGATGCCCTTCTGATCCCGGCAGGCACCGTATTCACAGCGGCCGATGGCAGATCCTACCTAAGCACGAATGCCGTCCTGTGGGAGGCTGGCGTGGCCGTGGTGACCGTTCCAGTGGTGTCAGGCACGTCCGGCCTGGCAGGTAACATCGCGCCTGGCCTGATTACCTCATCGCCCACCTTTGGGGCTGACTTCACAATCAGCAATGCTCTTATCAACAACGGTACCGACGCGGAAACCGATGCGGAGCGTGAGGCGCGCTTCGCAGAGTTTATCGCGGCGCTGTCCCGCGGCACTATCATGGCTTGCCTTTACGCAGGCAAGCAGGCAGCGACACGAGACGCTGCTGGGAACATCTATGAGTACGTGACCCGGGCCGGGCTCGTTGAGATCGCCGGGTATGTGCGGATCTACGTCTATTCGTCGCTGGGCATTCCAAGCGCATCGCTTCTGGCAGATGGCCAAAAGCTTATCGACGGCCAGGCCGATCCAGACACAGGCGAGCCGCTTGTGGCTGGGTTTCGCGCTGGCGGCATCCGCGTCGATCTGCTGGCTATGGTTGAGCGTGAAGTGAGCATGGGCATCGGCGTGCGCATGCGTACAGGGTATTCGCTGACGAATGCGACCAGGCAGGCGATCACCGACACATATTCCCTTTCCGTCCGAGGCATCCTCCCAGGGGAGACGCTGCTTGTGGACAACCTCAGGGCACTTCTTCTGGGAACCGCTAACGTGATTGAGCTTGCCCTGTCTTCTTCGCAGAACATCACCTGCGAGAAGGATGAAGCGCTCGTTCCTGGGCAGCTGACGATTTACGCGCTATGAGCACCCTTAAGCGACTGCTGAAGCACCCCCATCGTGCTGTCTTCGACAAGTCGCCGGACGCTGGCGTTGCCTTCCTGCTCCATCGAGATGGCGGGCTGTCATGGTCCGTATTTGACGGGCAAATGACTG